CGTCCATGTCTCAGAAAAGTATTGAATGCCGCTCGATACTCTTCTGTTGCCCTAGGATTTTTATTCCTATCGTCTGGATCGTCACCATCAGGATCCGGTTTATTCGGATCTGTATCTCTTTTGTCAAGTTTACTTTCTGCCGCTATAAGCTTTTCACGCCTGTCTATATCTGCCCCCATCTTGTCAACGTCAGACATGATCTTCTCGTACTGCTGTTCTTCTTCAGCTGTCAGGTCTCTCGTTTCCTTCTCTGCTTTATCAAGAAGTTCACGAGCTTCTTTTACCAGCGCCGCCCGCTTTCTCTTCTTTTCAAGTAATTCTTTCACTATATTTCCCTCCTTAAAGTGATTTCTCGATTAATTCAAGCTTTCTCCTCCTTAAGCTCGCCTGAGCTTTTCGCTGTTCTTCAGCTGCCTGGTCCGCCTGAACCTTGGCAATGTGTGCATTATATACATCCTCTGCACTCCTTACACCTGTTGAGGTAGTGGGGTATGCAGGAAATGTCACAGGTGAAACATCAAACAATTCCTCGTATTCAATTACTGTACGAATTGCCATTTCTCCGGTTTCATCCCATTCGTCCTTTGCTACTGTAAATGCAAAAGAAGACTGATTAATGTCCCCTCTTTCAATACTTTTTACCAGGTCGTTAGCCCACTGCGTCTCCGGTGGTGTTATTTCGTACCTAAGACCAATTTCATCCTCTTGTAGTTTCAATGTACCGTTTTTTGCCCGGCCAAGTACATAATTAGGATCATGATTAAATAAAGCCCTTACGTCCGACTTCTTGAGTGCATTTGTAAAGGCCCCTGGCTTTATTTTCTCCCTGAAAAATCCGTATATTGGATCACTCAACTCGTTAAATCTTGCTGCATATCCAACTATTTTTGGCTTTTCTCCCTCAGCCCTTATTTCCATGTCAGTACATATAACCCTGAATTCTTTTTTCAAAACCTTCACCTCCCTATAATCCAGTAACAAGCATACAATCACAACCACTATGTAATGGCGGATGTCCTATATTACGACTCGGTATCAGAGGGCCATCGCCCCCATCAGGGTTAAGCTCTTCCCCTTCACCAACAAAAAAGCTGTGGATATCCACAACTCTACCGTCTAACTCTTTGCAATATGGGCAGCTTTCACCGGTTGCAGCCCATCTAACTGCCAATATACCACCTGCCAAGTATACTTGTTTTGCTACAGCGTTATTGGCCCGGTTTGTTTCCTCCTGAGCAATAGCTTCTGTTCTGTTTTCCTTCCAGTCGTCGAACGTGTTCTGAAGAGTCTCCAGTTGGTCAGCACCTTCCTCTTCGGCTTTATCCATGGCATCCCTAAGTTTGGTCACAGACTGACCAGTGTGTCTATTAGCATATGTTCCGACATATTCACTCGTAAAGCTTTCCAATTCCGGCGTCATCCCTGCTTCTGAATTAATCTCATCTGCCACATCTGCCTGAACAGACTCTGCATAACTTAAAAATACCGGTGACATTGTAGCTTTCACAAACTCTTCATGGTCCCGGTAAAAATCTGATAACCATGTATTAAATTCATCAAGGCTTCTGCTTCCAAGTAGCTTCCTGGCCTTTCGCATTATATCTGCTTCTTCTCTTTTTATCACCCGAAGAGCAGCATCCTTGAATATTCGTTTATATGCATTCGCTGTATTCCTCCTTGTACTGGCCGACCGTTTCGCCCTGATCTCTTTCAGTTGATTAATTACCTGCCTTCCCTCATCTCCTGGTTCTTGGGCTTTTGTAACCAGGTCTGCCGGTACCATGTTCAGAGGTACCAAGTATTGGTCTCCGTTTTCTATAGCGTTCATATCCTCCAGTTCCCTTACATCATTGGCTGATAACCAGCCCCACTGGCGTCCTATTGCGTAAGCTTCATACCTGCTCTTTATGTCTCCCCGAAGTAGTCCATCGACATTAAACTTTGCGAAATACTCATCTTTCGGGAAAAAGACTTTAAGAATATCAATAAGCTTTATCTGTATTACCTGCTCTATCCTTACACACCAGGGACGTATCAGATCTACTACAAATTCAATATTCTGCTCTTCAATATTGCTGAATGTTGCCTTCTCCAGGTCCTGAATTTTATGCAGTGGTACTCCGAAATATCTAGCAATATCTGCTATTTGAAACTTCCGTGATTCAAGCATCTGTGCTGCTTCAGGCGGTATAGTCAATTGATGAAACTTTAACCCTTCTTCCAGGAAGATAACCCTGTGCGACCTACTGAGGCCCTGGTATTTTTGTTCCATGGTCTTTTTATATCTCTCAAAAGCTGAATCTGACAGCTTCGCAGGATACTCAACTATACCACTGGCATTTGCACCCTGCCCGAAGAACCTGGCAGCAAACTCTTCTGCAGCCATGCCTAACCCTACTGCTTCCATGGCCATATTAGCTATTGAATACCCTTTCCTTCCATCAAAACCGAAACCAGGTAGATGGAAGACCTGTACATTACGAAGCGTTATAGTTTTTCCGCTGTTATCCGGGAGAGTTATTTCGTACTCTAGCTCCCTGGTCTTCTCATTACGTTTAGGCCTTACCTTATCCGGTGTCAGCGGCCATAAAGCAACCGGTATGCCAGCATTATTATATTCTATCTCTGCATAACCATTCCCCCAGTTGGCAGCATGTGCTGTTATCATTTCCCAGAAGTTGAAGGCAGTCATCTCTTCGTTCGGCTGAGTATGAAGCAACCGGTACAATGGATGCTTTACTGCTTTTTCCTTGCCTCGTTCAAGCCGTCTGTATATATGCAGCGGGAGTGAAGCAACAGTCTGGGATATAATCCTTACACAAGCGAAGTATGCACTATAGTACATTGCTGTTTTCTCAGTTACAGTCACTCCGCTGTTTACCCGTCTACCACCGGTTACCCAATCAATTACCCATTTCTCCGGAGTAGACAGGCTGGACCTCCGCTCGGCCCATCTCATTATTATCCTGTATAATGCCTTTTTGAAAATTTTGCTCACCCCCTAATAGCTTAGTACTCCACGGCTTTCGTAGACTGATGTGGTATCTTCCTGTATGATTACCCTGGCCATAGCGTTTATAAGGGCCACTATACCGTCAATTCTTTCAGTACTCTTCCCTTTGATTGGCCTAATGTTGTCGTTTTCATCTATCTTTACTTCCAGGTTTCCGAACATCCAGCGCAATATAGGATTGCCTCCGTGGTTCATTTTCTCAGCCTTCAGGAAGGCCTCCAGCTCTTTCATCGGCGGCGACATAGACTTATACCCCTGTCGTATCGGAACCATTGTAAAGCCTTCGTCCTCCAAGTTTGTTGCTGTTTGCTGTGCGTTCCATGGGTCAAATCCTATCTCTTGAATCTCATAATCATATCTCATATCAATAATCGCTTTTTCAATAAATCTATAATCAATGACGTTTCCAGGAGTAGTTTTCAGGTATCCCTGCTTTACCCATTTATCATAAGGTACCCGGTCTTTTTTAACACGTTCTTTCATATTGTCTTCCGGGATCCAAAATGTAGGTAAAATTATGTATTTATCTTCATTACCGTTAGGCGGGAATACTGATACATGGGCCGTTATGTCTAGCTTGGAAGAAAGATCAAGACCACTATAGCATTTTCGTCCTTTGAGTTTTTCAGGAATAATGATACCGTTGTTTTTATCCCAAACATCAAGCGATACCCATTTGCATGACTTAACTTTAATCCACTCGTTAAACCTTAACTGTCTTATAACCAATTCTTCTGCGTCATTGCCTTCTGCTTCAAGGATTGCATTCTCTATTTTTTCTTCTGTTATTGTATGTCCCAAGGATGGGTTAATCTTCGGCCAAACGCTTTTATCTTTCCATTCAAGCTCTTTTACAACTTCATAATCCCAGCCTTTCCATATACGCTTTTCCTCTTTGTCTATTCCAAATATCACCGGGTACCATGTAGGTATGTTTTTATTCCCCAGTAAAACATCCTCTGCTTTTTTGTGAACTTCCCACCCTATTGAAGTACGGTCCGGGTCATCCCCGGCGGTGGTTATAATAAAAAATAGCGGCTGAGTCCTGGCATCACCGCTACCCTTTGTCATTACATCGTACAACTCTCTATTCGGTTGAGCGTGAAGCTCGTCAAATACTACGCCGTGAACATTCAAGCCATGCTTGGTAAAGGCTTCAGCTGAAAGTACCTGATAGAAACTATTTGTAGGCAGATATACCAGCCTTTTCTTTGACAGTATGGGACGGATCCTTTTCTTCAACTCAGGGCACTGGTCTACCATATCAAATGCTACGTCAAATACTATACTTGCCTGTTGTTTATCAGATGCACAACCATATACTTCTGCGGCATATTCATCATCAGCTGCAGTCAGTTTAAGTGCAACCCCTGCAGCCATTTCAGACTTACCGTTCTTCTTAGGCACTTCAACATACACAGTGTTGTACTGCCGGTACCCGTTTTTCTTGACCGTCCCGAAAACATCTCGGACGATTCTTTCTTGCCAGTCAAGCAAATCGAAGCGTACGCCATGCCATATTCCTTTTGTGTGTTTAAGATTTTT